TTACCATTTACATTAATGTAAGCATCTCTATTTTGTTTCTTTTCTTTACGAATATATTTAATCTTAAGTGAATCAATATATCTTAAATCTTGAATACCATCTTGTGGTCTCTTTTGATCAATAACTTTGAGATAGCATAATTTACCATCAACGTACCAGTTACGAAATATTTCATGTGCCTTTCGATCAAAATCTAATATTTCTTTGATATGTTTAAACTCTTCACGAATTATTTTCTTTAATTTATCACTTGCATTTAAATTTGATAATTCAATTTCAACAGGAGAATCATAAAGATCACTTACGATTGCTTCATTTACAATATCTTCGATTGCACCATCAACCTCTGGATGAAGTGCCATTTCTCTATATCTTTTGATTAAATCGAACTCGTTTCGATATACTCCTTCGATATCTACATAAGAACCGTAAAATCCACTCTGTATATAAAAGTCAGACCCGTCCTGATTATTCTCAGGAACGGGTGAAACTATTGACGGTGATTTTTTTTCGTTATCTTCAACAGAGAACCCAAATAGCCGTGCCATATTATAATTGTACTAGTATTTTATTATTTATCTGATATTTTCACCACCAGCTGAACTGCTAGTTCCCTTGAATGCTTCCCACCAGTGAACCTGCATCTCTACATCAAACTGTTCGATTGTGTCAGTTGTTTCGTAGTTAAGATCAATTGTAGAAATATTAGTTGGAAAAATATCCCAGAATTTGTATGAACGTAGAATTGAACCATCACGATCTAACTGATGAACAAAAGCATCTTTATGATATTCATCTGGATCAGTTAATCCTGTGGCGTCTTCTAGTTTATTAATTACATTCATCCATTTTTCCATTGCAGATCTGATTACAAAGTCTGTATCGTTGATAACTGTAATAGTCCAAGTTTCGAATGTTCTGTCTCCAGCAACTTTTAAAATACGACCTCTGAATGGTATTTCAACTGGAGCAATTGTTGAAGCAGGAAGTGCTGCTGCTTTAACTAAAAATCTAGATTTCTGTAAGACATCGTTTGCTATTGCAACGGCATCTGGGAATGCTAATTCTACCTCAAAGAGGTTCGGTCTAGCACCACCACCAGACAATCTACTTTTAAAATCACTAATCTTCCTTAAAGGAATAGTGTTTATTTGTTGACGTGAAGGCATTTCTTAAACCTCTAAATTAATTAAACGGAACCGATAACTTCTGAGAATGATACACCAGTTCGAGTGGCGACAAAGGTAAGACCAATGAAGTTAATTGATCTTGCTGGTTTAACAAAGATATCTGCTATAAACTCATTATTATCTATAACAGCAGCAGTGTTATTTGTCTCATCGCAAATAACAACATAATCTTGAATACCTCTCTTGGACTGAACATCTCTTAGGAAAGGTTCAACAATGTTCACAAAGTTTGCCCTTGTGATCTCATCATTAAATTCGAATAACTGATCTTTAGCAGCAGCTGCAATACCTTGCTCAAGGTAGATGAATAATCTGCGAACATTGATTCTATCAAATGCGGATGCTTTTGCAAAACCAGTTTTATCACCGAATAAGATAATTCCAGCACCAGGTGAATTGATTACTGGGTTTATTCGATTTGAATAAAGTTTATCTCTCTGTAATTTAGTTGGATTGTATGGAAGTTTAACTGCATTTAAGATTGCTCCTCTGTCTGTACCTGCTGGTGAGAACCAAGGGAAATCGTTAATGTCGTTTCTTGCACATGTTCCCGCAATGTCTCCATTTAATGGAACATATCGGAACACTTCATTAAACCTATCATACATGTATTTGTACCCACTGTCAAATACTGCGAAGGTTGTTGATGCAATTGGATCGAAGAAATCAATTATATTTTGTGTTTGTTTATCATCATCTAAAACTGTTACTAAATCGTCGTTAGTTCCTTGACTAGGATTATCAGATAAAACACGATCCCTTGATGGTGAGATGAATGCAACAGCGTCCTGTCTAATTTCTGCAACTTGAATTAGTGTATTAGCTAATGATCTAGTATTATCTTGACCATGATTACCACCACCCATGAGTAAGAAATCAACATTGTTTACTGTATCATTCTCAAATATTTGGTATCCTGCTTTTAAGTCACCTATTCCAGCATCAAGTGCACCTTCAGTTGTTAAATCTGTCTTATATCCATAGTTTTTACCACCATCTAATTTTAAATTCTTTACTCCACAGGAATCAAATATAATCCCTTCTGCATCTTGATCCCATGAACCATCGGCAAACAGACTAAATCCAGTACCAGTAAATCCTGTGGTTGTAACACCCGTGGGTTGACTTAAACCAAATATGTTTTCTGAGTTGGTATAAAGATACTTTCTCCAGTAAGATGGTGATCCAACAGAGAATACTGCATCTTTTGCTTTTGAAAGATTGAGATGTTTCTCTAATATTGTTCCTGCGTTTCCAGAGACAGTTCCTTTTGCGTCAATGACTACAACATGAACTTCATCAAATCTACCACCTCTTGTAGCAGCATAATCTGATGTTCCTGGTTTATCTGCTATCGCATTCCACTTAGCAGTTGTTGTATCTGCAGTTCCACCTACTGTAGAAGTTGTTACTTCATAAGTCTGTTGATCAAACCAATCAACTTGTGCAGAAGCATTAACTGAACTAGTGCTACCATTATTAAATGATACGACTGGTGTTAATTCTGATCCAATTTGTAAGAAACCACCAGCGTTAACTTTAGTAGTAATATCAGCACTTGTTGTAATACCAACACTGGTTGCCGAGGCATCTATTTGGTCAGTAACTGTACCGACACCTGCATTTCGAGTTAATATTTTAATTGCAGCACCATCAGCATGTTCTGCTGCACTAGTTCCCTGTACTCCTCGATCTGATCCAGCACTTAATGTAATTTTTCCAACACCAATTGTAGCACCACTTAATGAAATAATTTCAGTCCCTATTGCTAGGAAGTCAGTAGCAGTAATACCAATACCAGAAGTATTAATACCAATCTCAGTTCCGTCTTCTGCTAAACTTATTCCACCTTCCATATCAAGAACTTTATCTTCATCCTTAAAGAAAGAAGTTACTGCGGATCCTACAGTATGAACTCCTGCTGATGTTGCTCCAAATCCTCTTGTTATATTAGCAGAAGTTGTTCCAGCACCTGTTCCTGAGAAATTCACAGTGGAAGCAGCAAATTTATAAAGACTATTATAATCCTTGGCAGTTTGACCACCATCAGTGGTGATACCTACAACTTTAACATCAATTTTTTTATTAGTTGTATCTATTCCTGTAATTACACCTTTAAGAGCACCAGTCAATTCTCCTGAAGCAGGATCATTTACGGTAATTGATTGTGTAATTCCTAAACCAACACTTAAACTCGATATATCACTTACTGTTAATATCTGATCTGCCTGACCATCTATAATCGCAACTCTGAGACCATTTGCCCAAGTACCAGGATTTCTTGATACAACTGCAGCTGTTGATAAAGTATTTTCCTGATAACCTAATTCCTGATAGTGTTGTGTGCTTTTAATTTTTATACTTGATGCAGTGCCTACTGGTGTAGCATTAAAGAGTCCAGTATCATCTGCTCTGATTACACTTAAGCTTCCTCCATACGATAAGTATGAAGATGCTACCATCCATGTTTCATATTGCTTATTTGTATCGTATGGTTTACCAAACTGATCAAACAAGTCATTTTCTCCTGTAATAGGAGTTGGTTCACCGACAGGTCCTTTTTCAAAGGATCCCACAATTCCACCGACTTTACCTGTTGTCCCATCGATTCTTCCAATCGTAAGATCGACTTCTCTTATTAGTATACCTGGAGATGCTAAATTTAAGGCCATCCCTTACTCCTCGTAATTCAAATTTATCTAAAAATATTTAGGAAAAAGGGTATTTACATTGGGGAAACAATGCGTGAACACTACCAGTCAGGATAAAAATCTTGTGTTATGGAACTTGTTTTCCTTCTTTTTGTAATTCTTTGTACCGTGCAGGTTTTACATTCATATGAATATGCTGACGGAGTAGTTCCCTTGTGTTTCCGTGTAAGATAGAAATCTTCAATTAAATTTTTGACTTTACCACATACTCTACATTTTCTTTCTGAAAATAATAAGTGTTCTAATTCTATTTGTGTATCAAATTCCACTACTGATAATCCCACATAAATGATCGATCACCATATTCGTCAGCATACCATCTATCACCATTTGCATCAACTGTTACTGTTTCATCTAAACCATCGTTGATAAAACCAAAAGGTGCCATGTCTTGTTCAATTTGATTTCTTTGTTCTTCATATAATCTTTTTCTGATATCATTATCCGTCATTTCTTTAAAGTAATCCTGTGCAACTAACCATGCGAATATCACAAGACACATTGCTAAGTCATCATTACACCCCTCTTCTGCTTCAAATGAATTGTGTTTTTGAGCAAACGTAGTTAACTCTGATATGATTTCATAGTCACAAGTTAGTAATTTATTATCCTCAATCATAGTTTTAAGATTACTGCAACCTAATTTTTTAACTGCTGCAGTTGTTCTTACACCTAACTGTGTTTTCTTTCCCGAAAATCCTTGCCCCACAATCTGACCTGCTCTACCTCTCATTGAAGCCATGAGTAGATTTTCATATTCAAGATCAAATTGAAGAATACTTGCAACCTGATCACCAATATCATTGACTTCAACTAGTAAGTATGCATTATTATATCCTTTTGCAACATCAAATATTACATTTGGAAACAACATTGGTTTGACTTCATTATTTCGATATTTTCCTACAACTTTATAAGGAAACTGCGTGACATCAAAAACTATAAATGCAGAATAATCGTTCCCTAACCCACGAGCTACATCAACTGTAATAATATAATTATGTTCTTTTATTGGTTCTTCGTAAATATCTAATCCTGCATTTTTTGTAATAGGTGAATCATACACCATATTTTTTAACACTGCGGGATTTATTAAAGTATTGACTGATCCAAGAAACTCACATTCAAACTCAACTTTAAATTGTTGTTCTGATGTGTTAGCAATTGTTTGTTGTTTCCAAACATCATCTCTACCAGGAACTTCCGACCAGTGAACATCTGTTGTAATATATTCATTTCTACCCCTCTCAGCATCATGCCAGTACCTATAAAAATGATTCATCCCGTGAGGGGTTGAAACCATTATGACTTTGGTGTTTTTACCAGAAGTGATAGTAGGATATACAGAGGCAAAGAACGAGTCAGCAATGTGATTAGGAACAAAGGCAAATTCATCCAGAAAAAGAACGTTGAAAGACATACCTCGAACTGCAGATGCAGAGGTAGATGCCGCCAGTATTTTTGATCCATTTTCTAACTCCAGTGATCCCTTATTCCAAGATATAATACCCTGTTGCATCCATTTAGGTAAATTCTCATATGCAGTTTGCAATCTACCTAATAAATCACGGGCAGTTGCTGCTTTGTTTGCAAGAATACCAATATTTGTACTATCATTAAAAACAGCATAGTGTAAAAGATATGATACAGATGTGGTAGATTTACCAGTCTGTCGAGGCATCTTACATATGTTAAAACGATTCTCATGAAACCTTTTAATTAAAGTTTCCTGAAAATCATACGGATGAAATTGTGTAAGTCCTTCATCAAGAGAAACAATTTTAATATAATTTCTTGCAAAATAAACTGGGTCATTTTTACATTTAATGAATTCAATGACTTGCTCCTCTGTAAATTCATGAGAAGTATTTGCTTTTTTTAGATTCGGATTACCAAGATATACATTATCAACCATAACTTATCAGCAGTTCCAACGACGACGTGCTTGTCTTAATCTACTATTTGGATCTTTTGCTGCCTTTGGAAACTTCTTCATTTGACCTGCACTTCTTGCACAGTAACTTTTTCTACGATTTGCATCCTTTGAACCCTTTTTTAATTTAGATGGTTCTGTAGTGACTGCAGTCTTTAATTTAGAACCAGGATTTCTACGACGATATGCTTCAACACCCTTTTGTGTCATACCAGCACCACTCTTTGTGGGTCTTTTGTGTCCCGACTTAACACTCATACCTTTCATATCATCTTCACTGAGTTCACTTCTCCAATCAGACTGAACTTTTTTTGCTGAAATGATATCAATAACTTCTACAAAATCATTACCATTTGCATCCTGTAAAGTTACTGTTTCCTCTTTCTTCATCTTCTTTGCAACAGCATCCTGCTCTTTCTTACGAAGTTCTGCTTCTCTCTTTGCCTTATCTTTCATCATCATAGAATGAGTGGTAATACCAACTTCTTCCTTTACACCACGTTTTGCTTTGTGTTCCTCTCTTCTTTTAGCAATTAGTTCACCTCTTGTCGCATCTTTTGTGATCTTCTTTCCAGTCATAATATCAGGCATTTCACCAGGTGTTCCAAACTTTCTTTTATTTCTAATTGTTGCCTTACCATAAGTTGAAGCACCTGCTTCATACTTTGCCTCTGGTATAACATCTTCTTTTGTTACACCTGCCTTTGCTCTTTCTTTTTCAGCAACAGATTTAATCACCATCTTTACCTTATTCTTAAGTGAATAAGGATTTTCTTTCTTCTGTTTACCAAATGCTGCCATTTGACCTGATGGTTTACCTGATCCTCTGGTAATTCCATATGCCATTCCTTCAGAAGTATCTGTAGTGTGTTGCTTGTCTGGTTCGTTCTTTGCTAAATTTTTCTTTTTCTGTTTATCTGATATCTTTGGTCCACCCATCGGATCACCATACTCATCCCTTTCAACTTGCTCCTTTTTTACGCAGTTTGGATACCTCTTACCAAACATTGTCTTCATACCTTTCTTCTCATATCCCTTCCAGCATTTTTCAGTAAACTGTTGGAATGATAGACCAGTTGGTTCAAACTCTTCTTTCTTACTACTATTACCCCAGTTTGCAGCACCGACTTTACGACACTTAACTAAAGCACCTGAAGCATATGCACTTGGCCATACAGAATATCTTGATTTAACCTTATGATAACAAGCATCCTTTGTTCCACTACCCTTACCTTTCTTATCTGCTTCAGTAAGTTCCATTTCATTTCTCCAATCAGAAGATTCTTTTTTCATTTTCTTTTTCCTTGGACTATCAGTTGATACGTATGTTGGTTTTGCAGCACCAGTTTTTTGTTGTTGACCAGGATCTGCTTTCTTTTTACGACGTGCAGCAGAGAGTCTTTCTGCCTTCGTCATACTTGCTCTCTTTGCTGAAGAGACGCATTTAGGTGTTCCTTCACCAGGTTCATCACTTGCACAAGTTCCACCTGTGACTACATTAACCCAACCACCTTTTCCGTCTTTGGATTTAGAACCTTTGAACCACTTATGAAGTGAACCCTCTTTTACATCTTTACTATCAAGATAATCTGCAGCAGTATCTAAGTAATCAGATGCTTTAGTTATCTTTGATTGAACCCACGCTTTGAAATTATCTTTCTTACGTGAATGTTTTTCAATTCGTTTAGATGCTCTTCCAGCAGTTTTCAATTGATTACGAATCATTTCGGGTTCATGATCTTTGTGAGATTTACCCTCACTCATTCCTCCTCCACCACCGTTGGATCCACCATTGCCACCGCCATTAGATCCACCGTTCCCATTACCACCATTACCATTGCCGTTACCATTACCATTTCCGTTACCATTACCATTAGACTTTCCATTACTTTTTTCCGATCTTAAGTAACCACCAAAACCAATACGATATCCTGAAGGAATTGGTTTACACTTCTTATCAGTATAGCAATAATAGTATCCAGATTTACACTTTTTCATTCTTAGGATTCGATGCCTCTTTATTATTTAGAATTCCTTGTTTCAGCATTTTTGACAACTCAGATGTTGAACCAACAAACAAGGCATTGTTAGTAACATTATTTGTAGTTTTATTACTATCTTCTTCAACTTCTTTGACTTTTTTCTGTAGATCCATCAACTTATCAGTTGTGTCCGCCACTGATTTTATTAATTGACCTGCAACTTCATATGCCCTTGGACTTGCAGTTTCACCTGCAACTTCCATAATACCATTGATTGCTTCTTGTCCTTTTTCGATTAACGAATATAAATTACCTCTTGTATAATCATAATCTTTTCCTATATCCTGTCCCTCAACTTTTTTAAGTTGACTTTTTTTAGAAACAAGATCTTCAGGTGTAGGCACAACTTCAGAGTTGATATTTAAAGCTTTATTAATAGATTTATAATTATCCATTAGATATCAGTTTGTCTTGTAGGACTATAAGATTTAGAATCTGAGAAGAAAGAAGTAGTTTCACTAAATCCAAAATCATCATCAGGACCTGCATCAACAGGATCTGGAGTCACTGTGTATCTCATTTCACGTTTTGCATTTCTAGTATCAGTGTCTGCAGCATAATCAATTTGAACTTTCTTAATGAGACCCTCAGAAGATTCTGCAACAGGACCAAAGAGATATGTCTTTGCTGTAAATCCTAGTGTATATATTAATGCTCTCCTTGTAGAAAAATCACCTTCATAGTCATCTTGAAAATTAATACTATCTAAAACGATTGGTATATCTCTTTTTTCTCCAATAGATTTAACTAAATCAACTGTAAGATTAAATGATGGTTGAAAATATGGTAATATCTGTTCAATAATTTGTAGAGCATCATCATTTAATTTAGTAAGTATATTTAATTCGAATCCAATATTATATGGAACAGGCATGAAAACTTTTTTTACATTATTTCCGTCAGATGCCTTAAATGTTTGAGTAACTCCAGTTTTTCTTGATGAATCATAACTTACACTATTCATTTCAAATGACATTCTGGGAAGAGTGATGCCGACTGGTTTATTTAAATCTGCCTGTTGTTCGAGTCTTGCAAGAAATTTTTGTGAAGGTCCATATGCTAATGGAACTTTTAATTCACTGTAAGTGTTTCCTGTAGAATCATCATGACGTATATTAATCGCATTAAATAATGTTCCAAAAGAAACAATCGTCTTTCTAATTATTTCGTGATAGTAATAAGTTCCTAACATTAAAATGTACCAAATGGATTGTTCTCTGAGAAATCAATAATTGCATCTGCTTCTGTTTCGATTTCCTCACCTTTATCATATTTATCAGCAAACTCTGCCGACTCAATGAAATCAACAGTATAACTTGCAGAAGATGCTGCTCCTACAATTACATCACCTGGTACAAAAGTTCCGTTCGTGGTGCCTAATTTTAATTCATTTGTAGTGGTATTCCATGATTTAACTCTACCTTGTGCACCTGAACGTGATCCAGTAACAAGTTCATTAAATTGGAACGTTCCAATACCAGTTATTACTGAAGGTGAAGAAACTGTTGCGATTCCTGTTCCAGAAGTATAACCAATACCTGCATCAGATATAAGAACTTGTGTAACAGTATTATTTCCAGAATCAATCAAAACTCTACCCGTAGCGGTTCCCACTCCAGATGTAGGAGTAGTAAAGAATAATGTTGGTGCAGTAGCATATCCACCACCACTTGATGCAATACTTACAGCTCCGATACCAGCACTATCTGTAACTAATAGTGCTGTTGCTGCAGCTCCAACACCATAAGATGTAGAACCAATACCAAGAATCGTTGATGTAGCACTCACAATTGTAACTTTTGGAGTCACAGTATATCCAGCACCAGGATTGGTTAATAATATTTCTTTTACTGAATCTGATCCACTGATAGATGAAGTTATTGCAACAGCAGTGGCGTTTGTTCCACCAGCTGGTGCAGGTTCAATTGAAATTGTAGGAATTTTAGTATAATCATATCCATCATCATTGAGGAATATTTTACGAATATATCCAGTTGTAGTTGTAACACCTAAAGTTGCTGTTGAACCTACCGATATGAGTTTAAGTGATGTAATATATCCCTGATCTACGAGAGCATCATCAATTGCTTCAGTGGTTGTGCTGAGTTGATCCCAACCACCCATTTCATCTTCAAGTTCGAAGAGTTCACATCTAAGTTCATAAACATAATTTTTACCTAACTGGTAAAATGGTTTTTCATGCTCTACAAATTTAATTTCAAAAATTCTTTTGCCTAGAGGGAAAAATATTAAATCACCCTCACTAGGTCTAGTTGCAACTTCTATTTCACTTTCAGGTAATCCTTGTAAAAATGGTGAAATAAAATCTTCAAATCTCTCTTTTGATATTGTAACAATCAGTTCATCCTTTAAACTCATTCCAAATTTAGTCATTATATCACCAGCTCCACCATATCCATCAAATGTATTGACGTAAGCTTCAATTGCAAAATTATCACTAAATTTTGATGATTGTATTTCCGTAAAAATACTATCTTTATTTACAATTCTACGGGGTAAATATATAACCTCTACACCATAAATTTTTAATTGTTCATTAATTAAATCTTGAACAAGTCTCTGCTCACTTTGCGAACCTTGTAGAAAAAAGGGATTTAGTGCCATTAGTCATCACCCAATAAAGTCAAGAGGAGGCATCTCATATTCTCTCACTATTCTTTCTCTTATTACTTCCATTTCTCTTTCTGCATCATCATATATCTGTCTTCCATTTAATTCCAATCCACCAGGCAATTTAACACCTTGGAATTTTATGAGATTTTGTCCCCATTGCCTTTTAATAAGTGCGGTAAGGTATAATTTTACAAATGGATCATTATAAATCTGTGTGAATGAATCAGGATCTAAAGCACGATAACAGTCAAGAACAATAAATGTATCTACTTCTTGTGAAGCCCAATCAATATCAAGATATAATCTGTCTTGTCTTTTATTAAATCTTATTTGCTTATCAGTTGTGAGTAAAAAATCAATATCT